TGATAGAAGCACAAGTAATAAGTAAATTATTAGACGAAGGAAATATAGATATCCTATTAAATGAAAATATAAACTCAACATATTTTATAACATATAATGAAGAAGCAAAATTCATATTCACTCATTATAATGAATATAAAAAAGTACCAACTAAAGAAACATTCTTAGGAAAGTTTACAGAATTTGAATTAACATCATCAGCAGAAGATTGGCAATATTTAATAACAGCATTAAGAGAAGGATATATGTTCTCCGAATTAGCAAAATTATTTAATAGTTCAACTTCTGTAATAGAAAATAATGCTTTAGAAGGTTACCAATTAATTAAAAATAAAATAGCAGAATTAGAATCAATAAAACCAATAACATCAAATGATATTATAGCGAATGCTCAAATGAGATTAGATACTTATGAAAATAAATTAAATAATACTAATGAAAATGTAATCAAAATAGGTTTAGATGAAATGGATGATAAACTATTTGGTTGGAATATGGGAGAAGAATTAGTAACAATAATGGCAAGAACAAATCAAGGTAAAAGTTGGTTATTATTAGAATTCTTAATGAATGCCTGGAAACAAGGCAAAAGAGTAGGTTTATATAGCGGAGAAATGAGTTCAGAACAAATAGGTTATAGATTTGATGCATTATATAATCATTTTAGTAATTTAAACTTAATGAGAGCAAATAAAGAAGAACAAAAAGCGTATAAAGAATATATAGACCAATTAAAAGAGAATAAAAATTGTTTTATAGTAATAACACCAAAAGATTTAGGACATCTTGCAACAGTAAATGATATAGATTATATGATTAAAAAATATAATTTAGATATAGTAGGAGTGGATCAATATTCTTTAATGGAAGATTATAGATCTAAAAAAGGAGATCCACTTAGAATAAGATTAGGTAATATTTCAGCAGATTTATTTAATTTATCAATGAAATATAAAATACCTATAATTGCATTATCACAAGCAAACAGAATGGCTGGTAAAGGAAATACACCAGAATTGGAACATATGAGTGAATCAGATGCAATAGCACAAAATAGTACAAAAGTAATATCAATGTCAAGAAAAGATAATGAATTAAGAATGACAGTAGTTAAAAATAGATACGGTGTTGTAGGAGATGAATTTATATATTTATGGGATATAGATAAAGGAGATTTTAAATTCTCTAGATACGGAGATCCAAAAGGATCTAATAATTCAAAACCTGCTGATACAAGTTTAGCTACAAATAGAAATAGAGAGGAGAGTCCATTCTAATGATTAAGATTTATAATAATAGTAAATTAACTTATCAAGAAATAGGTCAAATAATAGATAACTTAAATGAGGATCAAGGAGTTACAAACTATGTAGGAAGACATTTATATACAGAAATTGCTATATTAGATCATAAAACAAAACAAAGAAAATGCGTTAGAGTAGATTTAATTACTTTAAAAACTGGAATAAAATACTATTTTGAGGATATTGAAGATGTACCAAATAAAAAATAAAACAATAGATGCTAATATGGAAGTTATAATAGAATCATTAAGAGATTTTATATTAGAGCGAGATAATAAGTTATTATTTAAAGATATAAAACCAGATTATGATAATATTATGATTACTTGTCCTTTTCATAAACATGGAGAAGAAAGAAGACCTAGTTGTGGTATAAGTATAAAAGATAAAGTAGATGGAGATAAAAGATATACAGCAGGAACAGTTCATTGTTTTACCTGTAAATATACTGCTCCACTTGATATATTTATAAGCAAAGTACTTGGTTTTGAAGATAGTGGAGAAGAAGGAAGAAAATGGTTATTAGATAATTTTGATGTATCTAGTAATAGAAATATACAAGTATCTTTTGGTGGAAGAGGATATGGAAAAACATATCAACAACAATTCATAAATGAAGATTTATTAAAAGAATTTAGATTCTATCATCCTTATATGTATAAAAGAGGATTAACAAATGAAATAATAAATAAATATGATATTGGTTATGATAAATATTCAGATTGTATAACATTTCCAGTAAGAGATATTAAAGGAAGATGTTTATTTATAGCAAAAAGATCTGTAAAAGGTAAAATGTTTATATTACCATCAGCGCGTAATAAGCCATTATATGGCGTATATGAGCTCGATTATAATAAACCTGATATATTTATATGTGAATCCTTTTTCAATGCTTTAACGCTTGTTAAATGGGGCTATAATGCGATAGCATTAATGGGAACAGGAAGTAACTATCAATATGATTTAATAAATAAACTACCATTTAGAACAATAAGAATATGTTTAGATGGAGATTTAGCGGGAAGATTAGGTACAAAAAAGTTATTAGAACATATAGATAAAACTAAGATAGTTTATAGTTATAACATGTTTGAAGGCAAAGATGTTAATGATTTAACAGAGCGAGAATTCCTTACAGTACCAATGGTTAGACGCTAGTTGATAAAAAAGTTTAAGAAATTTTCCATAAACTCTTGATTTTTAAAAATCTTTATTATAAAATTAGATTAGGTTATAAGAAAAATAGATGGAAGATAAAGGTAAAGGTAGGTGAAAAAAGTAAATAATTATTATTAAACCCTTATTAATCTTATAACTAAATAATTTATTTTAAGAAAGGTTTTAAAAATTATGATTAAAGAAAATGTTGAAAAACAAAGTAATAGGGGATTGGAATTAAGTAAGCTAGCTCAGGCTTATATGAGCACAGGTAAAGAAGAGTATTTTAATACCTTATGGTATAATTGCAAAGCATTTGCAATAACTATTTTAAAGAGATATCCAAGTATTCAATATGAAGATGGAATATCAATAGCAATGGAATGTTTATGGAATAGTGTAAGAGCACTAAAACCAAATCAAAATATTTTAACATTATATGGAACAGTATTGCAAAATAGATTATATGATTTATTTCACAAAACAATGCAAGCTGCAAAGTATAAAATGCATAGTGAAGCAAGTAGCTTAGATGCATTAAAAGATGATATTAATTATGAACCACCATTTATTGATGATCAATTTAGTATTGAAATGTTTAAAACTGAATGTGATATAGTTGGATTAGAATCAAGTATATTAACAATGATTTATGAAGGATATAAATCAAAAGAAATTATTTCTAAACTTAATCTAACAAAAGATTTATTTAATTCAGTAATGGATATAATTAAATCTAAAATTAATAATAATTATTTACAAGAAGAAAGAGGATTTTCAAGATAATCCTCTTTTTATTTTCTCTATGTCGTATAATATATGTAGGAAGCAAAAAAGAAGGAGGAAAACGCGTATGTCAAGATTAAACGCACAACAAGCAGAATCATTTCCAGATAGCGCTGGAAGAACAAGTTTCTTATCATTACAAAATGATGGAGACACAGCTGTAGTTAGATTTGCTTACAAATCACTACAAGATGTACCTGTATATTTGGTACATAATATTATGAAAGATGGTAGAAATCATCAAATAGGTTGTTTAAGAAATGATTATAGTCAACCTAATTCAGTATGTCCATTATGTGCAGCAGGAGAAGTTCCAAGAAAGGTAGTTTATTTCAATTTAAGAAATGAACAAACTGGAGATATGCAAATATGGCAAAGAAGTGAGAATCAATTCAAGAATAAGATTAAACCTTATTTAGAAGGATATGAAGGATCTATTCATGATGTTCCATTCTTAATTAAAAGATCAGGAGCAAAAGGATCAACTTCAACTGAATATGCTATAATTGCACAACCAGTTCAACCACTTCCATTAGATCAATTCCCAGATGATATTGATGTAGAAGAAAAGAATATAATTAAGAATTATACTTTTGATGAATTACAAAATTATGTAAATACTGGTAATTTACCTTTAAACGCAAATCAAGCATCTAATAATAATGGAATCCAACCTAGAAATGATTATAATCAAGCTCCAATGCAAGGTTATCAACAACCTATGCAACAACCAATGGGACAACCTATTTATCCACAACAAGGAGTTCCAGTTCAAAATAACTTTGGAGCAATGCCTGTAAATAATAATCGTAGAACAATGAATAATAATGGCGGTTATTAATGGCTTTATTTGATACTTATTCTAGAAGTTCCAAAGAATTAGATAAAAAGGTAAAAGAAAAGATTGAGAAGAAAACTCAACCAAAGAAAAATTCTAAATCTAATAACTTATTAACTAGAGTAAACCTAATTAGAGAAAGAGTAGCTAATAATTTAGGTGAGTATCAAAATGATTATATTATCTTAATAAAAGACGAAGATATTGTAAATTATTTTAATAAAATAATTGAATCAGGAATATGTGCAATAGATACAGAAACAACTGGTTTAAATATCTTTGAAGATAAGATAGTAGGTATATGTTTATATGTAGAGGGAGAAAAAGCTTCCTATATCCCTCTAAATCATATATCAAGCATATATGGTACAAGAATAGAAAACCAAGCTAATTTAGATTTAGTTAAAGAACAAATGAAAAGATGTATTGATAATAATATTAAGTTTATTTATCATAATGGTAAGTTCGACTTAAACATATTACAAACATTCTTGGGTTATCCAATGAATTGTCCTTATT